CCAGACTTTAGCTAAAAATAACATTATTGTTACATTAAAAGTAAATTAGTACTTTTACATCAAACAGTCATAGCAATGGGTTTAATCGGTACTATATTTTCCAAACAGATAAATGAAGAAGTAGCCAAATATGTTGGCGGTATTCAAATGTATCAACAAGCCTTATTCAAATTTCTAGGTAAAGACTACCCAATATTCGAAGCGGAAGATTTTGATTACGTTAGAGACGGATATATGTCCGTTGGCGCTGTTTATGAATGTGTAGACCTTATCTCAAAGAAAATAGCTTCATGCCCCCGTATAGTTTACGAGATTACGGACAATGAGAAGTATAAAAAGTATAAATCGTTAATCAAGGGAATTAAGATTGAAAGCCTACAAGAGGCCATGATGCTTAAGGCTCAATCGATGAAAGAGGTTAGTGTTCCACGTATCGAAAAGCTATTAACAGACCCTAATCCAATGCAAACGGGTGACGAATATTTCACTCATTTATCTGGAATGTTTCTGATTAGAGGTAATGCTTTTATATATGGTAACGGAGCAGATAATGAGAATAGAATATGGAATGAAATGTTTGCTTTGCCAAATATGCACATCTTATCGGGTGGAACATTTGAACCTGTACAGGCTTATTTTCTAAATTGGGAAACCGACCAAAGGCAACGTTTTGAAGCGTCACAGGTAGCCCACATGAAAACCTTTAATCCTGATTATTCCGTTACAGGTTCGCAGTTATATGGACTTCCTCCTTTAAGGGCTTATGCATTAAGTTTACAACGTTCTAGGCTATCAAATCGTGAAGCTAATAGACAGGTTCATAACGGTGGTACTTATGGGTTATTAACGCCTAAGAATAAAGAGGATCAATTAGCCAAAGACCAAAAAGATCAGCTAAAACAAGATTTGGTCGCCGCCAAAGATAGCAACGATCCTTTGAAAAGGCTTAAGGTGGGTAACATACCGATGGAATGGCTAGAAATAGGTCTTACATCGCAGGATTTGGAACTATTCAAATCAATGCAGTATACCGATGAAGATGTTTACAGGGCTTATCACGTCCCTTTGCAATATCGTTCAACTGATAGTTCAACATTCAGCAATCAAGCCGATGCAGACCGTAAATTTATCTATAATGCAGTTGCCCCTATAGCCGATAAGATTTCAGATACATTAACTAGGTTTATTTGCCGTCCTTATGAAGACTTAAAAGATAGTACGGGTAAAAAGTCGGGTAAGAAATACGTTATTCAGTTAGATTATACTTCATTGCCAGAGCTTGCTAAGGATATGAAAGCGGTAATGGAATGGCTTGATAAAGCATGGATATTGACACCTAATGAAAAAAGGGAAGTAGTTGGATGGGGTAAATCAATGGAAGCAGGCATGGACATGATTTGGATACCAAGCGGATTAAAACCTATTCAAGACGCTGCAATTTCTCCCGAGGAATTTAACAGGGCATTTGATGAATTAAGTAGCGGTCTAAATGCCAATAGCTAAAATCGATATAAAGGCTTTTCGTGACAGGTGGCTAACATTGCATCACGAATACGAAACAACGTCTTATAGGCTGTTTAAAAACGCCATAGATAAGCAATTAAAGTTTGTTATCGATGAAATTAAGGATAAAGGCATATTTGGGATAACTTATCTTACCCAATTTATCCTGCCTAAAGAACCTATGCTTATAGCCTATGAAAAATGCTATCGTGAAATAGGCGTTAAGCACGCTAGGTTTACTGATATATTCATTAAAGAAGTAGCAAGGGAGCAAGAACAAAAGGAGCGTTTTAATTCTGCGGAATTCGACAGAATAATGATAGAGTACTTTCGTAAATGGGGGGCTTTGCGTGTTCAAGAAGTCGACCAAACTACAATAGAATATATCCAGTTAGTTTTAGAGGAAGGTCGTTTAAAAGGGCTTACTACATCTCAATTAGCTGACTATATCGTAAAAGAGATTGGCGACCCTGCATATTCAAGACGTAGAGCTTTAGTTATTGCTAGGACGGAAAGTAGCAATGCCGCTAATTATGGAGCTTACATATCAGGACAAAATTCTGATTATGAAACGGAAAAGATTTGGATAGGTGCAGAAGATAGCAGGGAAAGACTAAGCCACTTTGAACAGAATGGCGTTAGAATGGCTATTACATTGCCGTTTACTGTTAATATATATAAAGGTAGTAAAGGTAAAGAGATTTTAGTGGGTCAAGACTTAATGTTACATCCTGGGGATGCCAGTGCGAGTGCAGGTAACGTTATTTCTTGTAGATGCACCATCGCCTATGTACCGATACTTGATGAATTAAATTTACCTATCTTAAAAAGAAATTAGTATATTTGTTTGAGCCGATAGGTGGGATTAATTACCCTATTGAAAGCGTTGTTGGGCGTTTCGGCTTATATTTTTATCCAACATTCATTTTAAACCCAGCACTATGCAGACACTCCGTTTGTATTTTCTTAACCCCTCCACAAATGCCCTATATCAAACTTAGGGTTTTTAGATCCCATGCGGTAAAGATGGAAAATGTAAACACCTAACATTAATCCTATCTTGCCAAACTTCATTACATCTTCGCAAAACTCAATATCCAGGCGAATACTATTCTCTTTAAAGCCACCTACTTTAGACCATGTTGCTTTACTGAATATTAAACAAACTCCAGCTAATATTTCTGTTGATGGGTGAACCTGTCCGTAATAATCCCTATGCAGTTCGTTAGCTATTTCGATATGTTTTAATATGTCCGTTTCCTCGCTAAATTCACCGTTGTAAAGCTGATAGGTCGAGGCTAAACGATTAGTTACACATCCGTAAACATCGTATTCGTTACGGCTTACTATTTCATGTATTTGACGTTTTGTATCGCTACGTAAAAACATTGCATCGTGGTCTAACAAGCAAATCCATGCATCGTCTGGCAAACAGCTAATTTGATAATTATAAACACCTCCGATATTGTTATCGTTAGGGTTTTCGTTTGGAGAATATGGTGATAGGTAGAAGATGTTCATTAAACTGGGTAATATTCTGGTAGCGTATCATCTTGAATAACTTTTACATTTCCTGTAGGAACTCTGAAAGTGACTGTTATGATGCACATTGGATCTGTACCGTTTTCAATAATTAAATTAGTTTGGCTTTTAATTGTTTTGCCGTTTAACTGCAAGACTAAATGTCTTTCATGTTGCAATATTGTTACTTCTTCGAATTTGTCTAAGTATTTCATATTATAATAATTTATATTTTCTTTCCATTTTAAGAGTGTAGTTGCCATTGCCATCAAATCCATTAAATGTTTCCAGCTAATAAAAGCAAAGAATTGGCTTGCCATCTAAACATATGGTTGAACTATCATTATTTGCAACCGTAACGCAAGAACACCTATTTTTTATTTCTCATAAACTAGCTTTGTCAATATCAAATCCATGAGTTAATAATGCTTGCTTACAAACTTCATCAAAGTTATCATTAATGATTTGTATGGTATCGTTTAAATATTGGATCATTTTGCATATAGGATATTCTCATTATTTCGGTGTATTTCGTAAAGACCGAATGAATTGCAGTATCTAGTATAATTCATATTGAAATTTGCGTTACCGTTCCATTCCAGGCAAATAAGTTTACATCCTACCACGTTCAAATCAATCTGCTGAAGTATTTCCCAATCCACGCCCTCGCAATCAATACTTATGAAATCAAACTTAGCAGGATACATTTCTAAAAAATCTTTAAAGGTAATCACATCTACCTCTGTTTCCTTGAATGTAACACCGTTTTTACGCCATTTTTCAGTCTCGTTATAGTCAAGGCTAGATACTAAAGCTAAATCGTTACCATTTGGAACATGGTTAAGACTTTCATGCAGTATCATTTTGCCACTTTTGGAGCCTATTGCAACGTTGACACATTGGACTTGCATGTTTGTTAGGTGCAAGGCTTTGAGTTGCTCAAATACGCTGCTAGGTTCTACTAAAATAGCATCCCAGTCATTTTCAATAAGTAGTAAAGAATTTGAGAGCATAGAGCCTTGATTTGCCCCTATTTCGAGCAATGTCCCTTTATAATCTCCAAAGTATTCTAAAGCGATTAGGTCTTCTAAATTTTGTGAGTATGATTTCATATTATTTTTTATTTATTGCAGTTACGTGAGACCAAGTATAACCATTTATTATGCTGCTCACGCCGCTTACCGTCAATCCGTAAATTTTTGCTATTTTACTATAAGATAATTTAGTTTTTAGCGATAATATTTCTAACGCTTGAGACGCATTGATTTTTGCCATATTATTTTTCTCTCCTAAATAACTCATATTACCAAATATAAAATCCTGCTTTCTATTGTGACTTTGAGTGCAATATTCTAAGTTTATCAACCAATTGTTTGATTTATTAAAATTTTTATGATGTATCATAGGTAATGCAATAGGTCTTTCTCCGACAAAGCAAAGCATTACTAACGAATGTACGGTATAGTTAATAATTCTTTTACCTAAATGATAAGACCCTAAATGTACTGTTTTATACCCTTCTTCTTTTGTTCCAATTTTTCTGTCAAAAGGTCGAAGAAGTCTTTTCCATTTAATGTTTTTTACCCTACCTAATGAACTTACTGAATATTTACCCTCGTAATTTGGCACATCTTTCCAAAATTCATTTACATGGTAAAAGTGCCAATTATCGTATTTTGGCTTATTAGATACATAAAGTTTAATTCCTAAATATTCCATAAATAAAAATACCCTACAAGTACAAAGGCTGTCCAGTTTCGCTGAATGCGATAAGGCAATGTAAATGCAGGGATATTTTATATGTTTTCATAACTGAACAGCGATATAAATATAA